GATTTAACAACGACCTAAAAGAACATTTTAATGTATTAGGCTTTTGTGAAGGTAATAAAAAGACACAAGGTACGTTTGTGCAAGAGCGGGCGTTTGTGGGTTGACAAAGTTTAAGAAACGTGTTATAAAATCTTTAAAATACTAGCAGGTAAAGTATAAATTTTATTTTCTGCCTTTAGTCCATCCTAATAATAAATATTCGTCTAATAAATCTTTATCTATTCTTTTCCTTTGTCCTTCTTTATTAATCCAAACTGATCCTTTTTTAACTGGTGCCAACTTCTTTTTAATCCATCCTTGATTTATATAATCTTCAAGTTCAGCTTCTTCGCATAAAGTATATCTATTTTTGATTTTATGGTATATCCATATTTTTCCTTTAGTAGGAGATTTGGCATAACCCAACTGCCAGCCTTCCTTAAGGTATTTGTCTACTTCAAGAGAATCTATTGCTATTCGGTTATTACCTTTATAAACATAAACCTTTCCTTTGTTAGACGGTTCTACTCCTCCTAAAAACCAACCATTGTTTAAGAATTCTTTTAATTTAATTTTGTCAACTGCTATAACTTCGCCTGTGTTAGTATTAGTAATATGTCTAAGATTCTTTGATCCTTTATTAAATCCTCCGAAACCTCCAGTTACAATGTTGTAAACGTCAGACCTGCTAACAAATTCTTCAGTGACAATTTCTTTTTCTTTTTCGAACATCTCCTCAGGAGAATCGAACAGATGCAAAATTTCTCTTTTAAAGTTTTCTGCACCGTATTTTTTAATTGCATAGTGTAGCATTTTTCCACTACCCATGTATCCATCGTTAATGTCGTTAGTAGAGTGTGCGCCTATATAAACCTTACTGTTAATTAAATTTGTAGTTTTGTATATTAGATGATATTTGTTTTTTCTTGATTTTGATAAGTTTGCCATTGACTTCCCTTGTAAATAGTGTATACTGTATTTATACAATTGCTTGCAAATACGGAAAAAAATATGTTTAAACAAGATATAAAGCGGATTGGTTGGGCCTGTAAGTATCTATATCACAATCAAACACAGAAGAAGAAAGTACTAGAAGAAATTCAGCGTCCGCTAAATACTCGTAGCACAACAGTACAGTGGCTTAACAGACAAACTGTTGATGTAGCCGAGCAACGCTTGTGGGACATTATGGTCCATAACATTGCCGCATACAAAAAGTTGATTGAATATGTTGGAAGCCTTCCTCCACAACTTAGAATGGTACGACTGGGTAGTGATGTATTACCTGTTTATACACAGCGTGACTGGAGTTACTACTGGCAGCGTGCTGATGTTGTTGCTTATTTGGAGAAACACTACGGCGCTGTAGGCGAAGCAGCAAGAGCATTGGATGTACGACTCAGTATGCACCCTGGTCAATTTACTGTACTTGCAAGCGACAATGAAGAAATAGTAGAACGGAGCATTGAAGAATTTGAATATCACGCCACTCTCATCCGCTGCATGGGTTACGGACGATCATTCCAAGATTTTAAATGCAACGTCCACATCTCGGGTCGACAAGGTCCATCCGGTATCAAACGTGTCCTCTCAAGATTATCTCCAGAGGCGCGAAATGTTATTACAATTGAGAACGACGAAAACTCGTGGGGACTCGACGCAAGCCTTGAACTTGAAGGAGACCTTGCCCTCGTTCTCGACATACATCATCACTGGATTCGCACAGGTGAATACATTCAGCCCACAGATGATAGATATCTACGTGTGATTGACAGCTGGAGAGGCGTGCGTCCGGCTATACATTACAGCTACAGTCGTAATGAACATTTACCCTTAGACTTTGCACATGATAGTTTGCCCGATATGCCCGCATTGCTTGCGGCAGGTCATAAGAAACAGAAGCTTAGAGCACACAGTGACTATTATCCTAACTCAGCAGCTAACGACTGGGCATTGTCTTTCTTAGAATATAGTGATATTATGGCAGAGGTAAAATTTAAGAACATTGCTTCTATTGAGCTATACAACTATGCTGTTAAGAGTGGAGCAATTCAGGGAAATGTTTATACACACCGTGAGTTTGAGTCTTCAACTTCCTCAGAGTATCTCGATGGAACTTTACCTGTTTCTCAACTTCAACAATCGGGTATTCTCCAAGTAGCATAATAGCACGGGCATACTCGTTGTAATCTTGTGTAAAACGGGTATGCCAAGTGTTCCACGATTTAGCTTCTTTGTCAGCAGTTTTGTACCATTCCTTTAGGCTTGCAGATTGTTTGGCAACTGCTTCACTTCTGTCGGGATTAGTAGCATGCCATTCTTTCAATCCTTGAGCAGTTTTAGTATTAGAAGTTCCTCTACGTTTAGCCATTGCTTTTGCGTGATTCTTTTTATGTTCTTCTGTACGTGAAGGTTTAGGAATGCCTTTTTTAACTTTACTCCAATGCTCACGCAATTCCTGACTTGGAGTTCCGCCTTCACCGCCAGATGTCATATTAACAAGTATTCCGCCTGCTGACTTTAGTCCGTACTTTGCAATAAGTTCTATTTCTAAATCCCACGCTTCTTGCTCAGTTAGATTCTCTGTTAATAGTTGTATGCGTGTGTTGTCTTTAGGTTTGATTTCTGCGCCGCTTGAACGACGATGTGATTTCCACGCTCTGTCATCTTTGCCCTTACCTATGTAGTAAGGTGTCTGATCTTCGCGGATATATTGGTAAACATAATAAATATTCATGCTGATAGTTCCTTTTTAACTGTTAGAGTAGTCAGATGTTAGAGCATCGTGGACTACACTTTTATTTATCATTTTGTGGACATTATGTGCGAGTCTAAAGTGGTTGACATACACCATCTTCACTGTTATACTTAAACTTAAACTTAAACTTATACAATAAATACATGACAGGAGAAGAAGACTTTCTTCTCAAATAAGGAGAAACAAAATGAGCTATCTCAACAAGATGTATGGACGCAGCCCCAGCCAGACACAGTCCCAGGCTGATAAAAATCCTAACCGTGTAGCAGGTGGTCTACGAGCGCAGGGTGTTGATCGTTTTACAATGGTTGCTGAAGACGGATCTAACAAAGAAATACCCACACTGGAATATGTTCGCAGTTTAGAAGAACAACTCAAAAAAACACGAGCCGCTTTCACCGTATTAGAGCGAAAGCAGGCTCGTCAAGAACGTAGTATTGAACAGCTAATTAATCAAGTTAGCTCGCGTCCTTAGGCTTACGTCCACGCTTTTTAGGAGCCTCTGCGGTTTTTACCGCTGGGGCTTTTTTAGTGACTTCTTTTTTTGTCTTTGTAGGCTTAGTTTCTACTGGCAACACTTTTTTAACTACCTGAGTAGCAATTGTAGCAGGTGCTGCAACAGCAGGAGTAGTAGTACCTAAAAGTTTTTTTAACCATGTGATCATCGTCTATCTCCTTTAACAATCTATTTATATAAGTAATTAGTAGAGGGAGAAGAGAAACGATGGTTGAGTTGGCAAAAAATTGGATACTGGCTAGAGTACGCGAAAGAACATCATGGGACGGTGCAATACTGATAGGCGCAGGCGTTGCATATCTTGTGATAGAACCAATCGGCACAGTAGTAGCCTATGGTGCTATTGCGTACGGAGCATGGACTATTTGGAAAAAGGAAAAATAATATGGCTAAATCATGGGCAACTAAGAAAAAAGGTAACCTAAAAGCATCAACTAAGTTTGGTTCCAAAGGCAAATAATTATAATTTGCTGATAGGAATATTGCTGCTGGCGTGTAGATTCCAAACCTGCTTGCGTTCTATGCCTTTCTTTTGAGCGAAACGTTTAGCATCACAGTTAGAGCACACATGAAAATAATTATTGCTTAATCGTTTCGGATCCATTGATCCTCTAGCACGATAAAATTCTTGATCACAACAGTCACAACGAAACACTATATAGGTACAACTGCGATAATACTCGTGTTCTGTGCCTAATTTGCTGCGTCTAACGTGCCGGGTTTGCTCTGTAAATTCTCTTATGAACATACATATATTTACATTAAGATTATAAAATCATACGATAAATATTGTTAACAAGAGGTAAAATATGAGCATTTGCACACTTACACCAACAGCCAAAGCACAGATAAACAAACTATGCGAAGAAAATAACTGTTATGCTATAAGCCTTAATCTAAAAGGTGGCGGCTGCGCTGGTTTTGAATATGACTGGGGAACTGTTGCAGATAGTTCAGATCTAAATCCCGGTGACGAAATAATAGAAGCTGACAGTGGTAGATTCGTAATTGGTTCAACCAGCTTGATGTTTTTGATAGGAACTGAAGTTGACTATGTGCGTAGTCTAGTAGGTTCAAACTTTGAGATAAGAAATCCTAATGCAAAATCAAGCTGTGGCTGTGGCGTTAGTGTAAATTTTGATATGGATAAAATTCCACAACTTACGGAATAAATGGAGCGTTTAAATGGCAAGACAACAGGTTGACATTGGTGTAGAAGGTAATGACGGTACTGGCGATAGCATTCGCGAAAGTTTTCGCAAAGTAAATAATAACTTTCAAGAACTATATGCTGTGTTTGGTATCGGTGGACAGATCAGCTTTACTGATCTAAGTGATACGCCAAACACCTACGAAGGCAACGAAAACAAAGTACCCACAGTAAGATCAGATGGTAGTGGATTAAACTTGTTAGAACTTGCCTCAGACAATGCACTGGATGGCGGAGTTGACACAATTGGTTTTGACTTTAGCGTTGACGGTAAGCTGATTGTTAGACAGCTGGTATCTCGTGTTTCTAACGATCCAGAACCAACACTGGGCGGTCCTCTCAACGCAGCAACACAGCCTATTGCAGGTATAACAGTTAGTCAAGCAGCCGTTGATACTTTTAACTCAGTATATGGCACTGACTTTGATATAGGCGATCTAGTTATTAACAAAAGTTTCGCCGATAGAAACTATCAAGAAAAAGAAGTGGCAGGCGGCGGCATACGTCTAGCTGACGAACCTGTTGGCGCAACACAGTACACAGTTACAGCTAATAGCCTAAGCTTGGGTAATTTTGTTGCGCCGAGTCACGGACTGAGTGATGCGTTTAATGGTGCTGAATTTATTTTTCGCACAATAGGAACAGAACCATTTGGTGTAACCAACGAAGGTTCAGTGTTTATCCAAGTTGTAGACGGTGATACTCTGGCGTTTTACAACAGCGAAGCTGATGCTATCAACAACACTGGGCGCATACTACTGAGTGGTGGTACCGGCACATTTACTATCACTGACGCAGCATATGATCCTAGTTTGCCGGGCAATTGGTTAAGCAATGTAGCTATTCCTAGAAAGAGTGCAGTTCGTCGTCAGGGCGACAACATGACTGGTGCGCTTAATCTGTTTGATCACCCAGGTGAACTAGCAGGCACAGGTCTTCCAAATGGTCCAGATGACCTACAGGCTGCTACAAAACTGTATGTAGACAATGCCGCTGCATCTAGTCAAGTAAACCTATTTGTAAGTACCAGTGGAAATGATCTACAAACATTCACCCCAGACGGTAAAGAAGGTCGCGCTCCTAGTTACGCCTTCCGTACTATTAATGCTGCGGCTCAAAAAGCCGAAGAACTGATAGAAGCTGCACCGTTTGAACCCGGTCCGTACCTGCAGACTATGACGTTTAATAATGGTGCTGCCGCTGCAAATATTGTTACAGCTGGCATAGCCAGTCCTATCCTAGGACGTATAGATGCTAGAACATTGATTCTGAAAAACAAAGAGTTTGTAGCCAAAGAAGTTACAGGTTATATTGATGCTACATTCCCTGATTTCGCCAACAGTTATAGTAAAGAAATCTGCCAACGAGATGTTGGATATATTCTAGACAGTGTTAGCTTAGATGCGCTGCTGGGTAACAATGCAAACTATCTATCTCGTTGGTCTGGTATACGATATTATTCAAACGTAAGTGCGCAACGTGCTATTGGTTCACAGCGTATACAGACTATTGCTGGTATTGAATATGCTAAGACACTGGTAACACAATTTATCTTAACAAACACAGCACCATCTATACTGTATCAAGATCGTGTTGCACAGGTTATTGATTTAGGTGAAGTACCTGACACTTCAGCAGATGAAGCTATTGGTGCTAAATTTGATATTGTTCTTGACGTAATCAATGACGGTGTACTAAATGCGCCGGCTATTGTTGATGGTCAAACTACTTACAAAATCAACATATCGAATGATAATCTTGGATTTATTGATCAAGCTAATCCGGAAAACACTGATATTATTCCCGGAAAGGTAGTGAGAGGTAAAAACTCAGGAGCAATTGGTCGTATTATTGATTATAGATACGAAGCTGGTGATAGAGCAGTAAGCGTAGCAACCACAGACGAAATTGAAGTACAACTGTTAGAGCCGTTTGAATTTGAAGAAGGTGAAGAACTAGAATACGGAAATATTGTAAGAGAAACACAGATCACTATACGTGTTGAAAGTGGCATTTACGAAGAAGATTATCCGATTCGTGTACCTGCGAACGTTTCGGTCAAAGGTGATGAGTTTAGACGTTGTATTGTGCGTCCAAAGCAGCGTGTATCACAGTCACGTTGGGCAAACACTTTCTTCTATAGAGATGCAGAATTTGATGATCTTATATTAGGTAAGTCAAATATTGAAGCGGTTGCATTTGATCCACAAACTAATGCATCTAGAACCCCAGGTACATATAGTGTAAGTTTATGGACAACAGATAAATTAGGCAAAGATGCAGAATTTGATATTACCATTGGAGGCGACGGCGCAATAACAGACATCACAATTACTAATGCAGGCAAGGACTTCCAACACGGTGAACGACTAACTGTTAGCGATAATCTATTAGGCTCAGGCGGCGCTACTAGCATTACATTTACAATTGCTAATGTTCCTAACGGTATTGAATATATAAATCCTTTAACTGGAAGAGCTGATGGATATTTTGGTTATCATTACCTAACACAGCCCGAAAAATTAAAAAATATCGGCGAAGGTTATGAAAACGTAGGCAACTGGGAAACTGCTGCTCTGTCTTTGATTGACAATAGAGAATTTATACAAGAGCAGGTAGTGAACTTTGTTGAAGATCAATATCCTGCGCTGATCGGATCTGCTGGATATTCTAGACCTGCATGGGCTAGAGATGCAGGATCAATCGTAGATGCTCTAGTTAAAGATCTACGCAATGGTGGAAATGAGTTTAGTTTAGAAGCTCAGGGCCAGTTTAATGCCAGCACAGTCGCTGCTGGTACAGAAACACAAAAAGCTGCAAGCATAGAATACATTGCCACAATAGGTAAAAGAATTATTAGAGGTCTGGCACCAGTTACAATATACGGAGTAAGCCCTGAATTTACGTTCGATGACTTTAATGGCGACGGCGATCCAGCACAATGGCAATCGCGCCGAACCTATCGTTTAGGAAATGTTGTTAAGTTTACAACTGGGTTGGGAGTAACAAGTTACTATACACCTACAAAAGAACATATATCAGGCAGCACATTCAGCACTGGAGAGATAGCAGAATTTTGGAGAGTAATAGACGGTCCTAGTGTTGTGTTACAAAACTTGATTAATACCGTTAAGTTTGCATTTAATGCAGAGTACAATCCGCCACTGAGAAACGATGAGATGGATGTGTTCTTGATGAACGATGCAACTATTGTGCGAAATCTAACAGTGCAAGGACACGGTGGATTTATGTGTGTGCTTGATCCAGAAGGCCAAGTACTAACTAAATCACCATACATTCAAACTGGTTCAAGCTTTTCGAAATCGCTTAATAAACAAGCGTTTAGGGGTGGATTGTTTGTTGATGCGTTTGTAGGTAACTCGGCTGTACAAGTTACAGAAAAAGTAGACGGCAATGCATTTAGATTAAGGATTCAAAGTTTAGGTTCTCCTACACAGCCACAAGGATTGTTTGTTAGACGTCCAGAAACACCGAGTGCGTTTTACATAGACGGTAGACGTTTCCAAGTTAACGCAGTAACAGCATACGATAAAAATGCAGGCACTGCAGAACTTATATTGTCAAGAAACTCAAACAGCGGCACAGGATTTACCGGTGTAACTAGTTTACTAGGAACCGGCGTTGATCTTGACGACTTTAGCACTCCAATTCCACTTACACTACAAACAGCTGGTAACAGAAGTATCTTAGGCAATGACTTTACACAAGTTAACGACTTGGGTTACGGACTAGTTGCTGCAAACGGCGCCCTAAGTGAAATGGTTAGCATGTTTACATACTACTGCTACGCTAGTTATTATGCTAAAAACGGTGCTGAAATTAGATCACTAACGGGGTCAAGTTGTTATGGTGAGTTTGGTCTAGTTGCCGAAGGGTCGGATCCTAATGAGATTCCAGATTCAATTGCACTATATCAAGATATGACGCAGCCTGCTAAAGCATTTGATGTAGATGCTATTCTTACACTAACAGGTCCTGTTATTTTAGAAGCTGGCGAAGAAATCACACAAACACTTACTGGTGCAGTTGGTAAGATAGCAGTATCAACAAGTCAAACTGGCGGCAGCAATGTACTATATATAACTGATATTTCTGGAGCATTTGACACAACTAATGAATTAAGTATTACTGGTCCTATTACAGGTGACTCTACAGTTACCGCACTGGGAGCAAATAGTGTCCCGATAATTGTAGACTCTAATGGGTACGACAACCCAGTTGAAGGACTTTCGGTGTATGTGTACGATATGCAAGACGCTCCGTCAAACAGATCAGAAGTTAATATATATCATCCCACTCGTCCTGCATTCGCACGTTATGAAGTTGCAAATGCAGAAATTGTACAACATGTAGTTGGTGAATACGCAGACCTTGGTGCATCAGATTATACTAAAACTACAGTAAATGGTAGTGCAAGTGGGTTTGTATTTACACTAACTAAAACAATTGATGCGGGATACCGTGCAACATTCCAAGTAGCAGAAGACGGCACAGACTATACAGTAGGAGATACATTTGTAGTAACTGGTGATAAGCTTGGTGGCGAAACGCCTACAAACGATTGTACAGTTACAATAGACGCAGTTGCACTAGCAGATGGCGCAGTAACCGAAGTAAGTGCAAGTGGTACTATTGCAGTTGAAGCAAGTACTCCAATGTATAGTGGTAAGGTTTATAAGCTTAACTTTAGTACAGGCGATGCAACATTCAGCGCAAATGGTCTGTTAGAAATTGTACCATTTAACACTAGTATAGTTTATTATCGTAATCAAACACATATTATTAGTGATTTGGCTCGTCCAGATGTACTAACTATTCGTCCAAGCACTGCACTAACTTTTGATGAAAATCCAGACTTTGTTTATAGAAGTATTAGCTTCTTAACCAGTGACAGTTTAGGAGATGATTTGCCTACTAATACTGCACAAGCAGGATTAGACAGTTCATACGATTTTATTAGATTAACTATAGATCCTGCTAAAGCACAAGAAGTTGCACTGGCAAATACCGGTACTACAAAAGGTGGAACAGCAGGCGACACAGTACTTGCTGTTAAATTAGCAGATACTAACGAAATATTTAGACTTAACAACAACGCAAGAACGCCCGGAGCAAATAGGCCGGCAGGTTGGACAGCGGACTCATTAACAATTGAATCACCTATTGTGACTTGGGGCGGAAAGAAGCATTATGTGTTTAACTATAGAGGCGTTGGTGTTGGTGACATAGTTGAAGAACCAAGTGAAGATAACATATACGCAATTGTTGACCTAGTTGATTATGATACAATTAACCAAACAGACGCAACTGGTATCGCAAGCACAGTAGTACTAGGTTCGGAACTTGTTACTCTACGTGCAGGTCTCAAAGCTGGCGCTACTGGTAGTGTTACAGTTAATATTAGTACTTGTCGTGCAAGTGGACACGATTTCTTAGATATCGGTACAGGCGGGTTCAACTCAAGCAACTATCCAAATGTCATTTTTGGCGAGCCAGGCGAGAAGAAGGAAGCTAACGAAGTTATCGAAAAAGGTAAAGGTCGTGTGTTCTATGTGAGTACAGATCAAAATGGTATTTTCCGTGTAGGTCGATTCTTCGCAGTAGACCAAGGAACTGGTACAGTTACATTTAGTGCAAGTCTTGCACTGTCAGACGTTGATGGACTAGGCTTCAAACGCGGTGTTGTTATTACTGAATTTAGTACTGACACGGCAATGGTAGATAATGCTTCAGATACAGTACCAACAGAAAGTGCTGTGCGTGGCTATGTTAACAGACGATTAGGATATGATGTAACAGGTGCTCCTGTTGCTAATAAATTAGGCCCTGGTGTACTTGCTCCAAACGGTGCTGTTCCGATGACAGATAATCTAAACGCTGCTGGAAATACTATCACTAATCTAAGTGCACCAGTAACAGCATCTGATGCTGCTACAAAAGCTTATGTAGACAACGCAGCAGGCGGTCTAGATGAAATACAAGATCTGCGCAGTGTCGAATATAATCAATACGATGTAGGACAACTATTAGTTGCTACTGGGTTTAAAAAACTAATTGTTAGTGCAGGTAGTGTAGTAGGAGGTCCTTTTGAGCGAGGGAACGAAATTTCTGGCACAATTACCGGAGCAACTGGACTGATAGTTGATGTAAAAACAGACACAGTACTTGAAGGAGCAGTTGTAGAAATTACATATACTCCACTTACCGGTGAATTTAGCGATGGTAGGCCTGCAGGCTTATCGCTAGATCCCGATATTATAAGAGTAATCGGCGGCACTCAAGGGTTAGTTATAGACGGACCGGTCGATGAATGGGCAAACGGTGTTGCAAATCCTGCAAGTGATATATTGATTACTACTAACAGAGAAGTTACAGTGGTAGGAAGCACAGTAACAGATAGATTTACTACACTAAACTTCCAAATAAATCCTAACAGTATTGTAAACTCAGATGTTAATGCCGGTGCTAACATAGCTCAAAGCAAGCTAAATCTTAACGCAGCTACAACTAGATCAAATGCTATATCTATCAGTCAAGCAGACCTAGGCGTTGCTGCGTTTGATAGTATTGTGTTTGCTAACACGGACGGATGGATAACCATTGCTGACGGTCAGTTGCCGCTTAAAAAAATACAACGTATACAGGACGGCAATGTTCTGGGTAATTGGAGTGGTGACAGTTCAGATAACGATATTGATCAAATACCGTTTAGCACAGTTATTCAAGAAGGCGGCGGCTTAGCTGATGTTGATTTTACATCTATTGTCACAGCGGTTAGTGATCCAGGCGAAGCACTGATTAAGACTGGTGCTGGTACTTACGGTATCTCAAACGTGACCACAACTGGTGAAGTAAACTCAATAGTAAAAACTAGAGCCAATGGCAGTGTACAGGCCAACAGTCTAATATTGGGCGGGGACAGTACATACGAAATCCTAGCACTGGATACTACAACTGTGGTGTTTAAAACTCCGGCGCAGGGTGAAATATTAAGAGCAGTTGGCGGTAGTGGCGGAGTTTCGCCCACATTTCCAACAGTTGAAATACCCGGCAGTGTTAATATAGCTGGCACAGGTGTTTCAGAAAGCGTTCTACAAAACCAATCAACACTTAATGGTGAAAGCAGACTGGCTGTTGACTGGATCTATTCTAGCTTTATTGAAGCAGCAGGTGAAAAAGGTTCAGCTTCAACTGGTTTAGCAATTGGTGCAGGCACTGGTGTTACTACCACAGGTCAAGTAGCTATTGTAACAGGCGACAGCGGCACTAGTTCAAGTGTTACTCCGTTTATTTTTAGCTCAACAGGAGTAACGCCAGATACTGACAATGCTTATGATATAGGCAGTGCTTCTCGCAAGTATGCTAACATATACGCAACACTGTTCCGTGGTACTGCTACTGAATCATACTACGCTGACTTGGCAGAAAATTATCTAGCAGATGCAGATTATGAGCCAGGTACTGTAGTAGTATTCGGTGGCACAGCCGAAGTTACTATAAATACCGAAAAAGACACACATCGTGTAGCTGGTGTTGTGACTACAAATCCTGCACACTTGATGAACAGTCACCTCAAAGGCGATCATGTCACAGGCATTGCGCTTACAGGTCGTGTTCCATGTAAGGTGATTGGCAAAGTTCAGAAAGGTGATATGTTGGTGGCCAGTGCTATACCTGGTTATGCTATGGTAAACAACACACCCGGTGTAGGAACTGTGATAGGTAAAGCATTAGAAGACAAAACAACCACAGATCGTGGTGTAATAGAAGTAGTGGTAGGTAAGCACTAATGAAAAAATCGTATGTAGATAGGTTAATTCAACGTGGTGCGCAGACCAGCACTGATACAAAAAATACGCAGCAACGTCAAGTAGTTGCTACAGCAGGAAAACTGAGAATACAAGTGGGCAAAGGAAAACCAACACATGGCCAAACAAACCGTTAATTTAGGAACCAGTGCAAACAAAGGTGATGGTGATCCGTTACGTACAGCATTTGACAAAGTAAATGATAACTTTACAGAAGTATATGGATTATTGGGCGCAGAAGGTGG